GATATCGTGGATCCACAATACGATTGGCCTTTAGATTATCCAAATTTTATAAAATATGTCAATGAAAAATATTCGGCAAATGGAGCATCAAACACAACCGTTCAATCTGGTTTAACTTGGTCACAGAGTCAAAACAATATTCATTCTTATTATAAAATAATTACTAGAAAAGCCGTTCTGCCTGACCCTGACGCCAAAACAATTAAAGAAGAAATTCAAATTACCGCAAATGCATATGCAAATTTAAGTACGGGTTCTGTAAACTATACCTTACAAAGCGGCAGACAAATTACTGAAACAATCACAAAAGAAAAGTTGACTTATTATGATTATGAGTCACAAGTAAATGAGGAAAAGAGAGTCATAAAACTTTTAAAACCAGAATTCGTTGCGCCTGTAATGGAAGAATTTAGAAGATTGATGAACCCTCTATGAGTATTACTAAGTCAACACAGTTTTATGTAAAAGAGATTGTTATTCAATCTAAGGGTGGACCTGTTCCAATCAAAGACTTGGTTGAAGAAATCAACTTCTATGATAACCTGTTTCTTCCAGTTTCATCTGGTGAAATTTTGATAACAGACGCAGCAAAACTTCTTGAGAGAATATCACCAATTAATGATCCTATTCAATTTTATATTTCTAAAACACCTAATGATGAAGTGGGCACTTTTAAGAAAGTCTTTAGAGTTTATGAAATTACCAATAGAAAAAATTTAAACAATAATAGTGAAACCTATATTATGCACTTCGTTGCTGATGAGTTTGTTTTTTCTAAACAAAAAAAACTTTCGTTCGGATTTAATGGAAAATACTCCAAGTTAGTCGAAAAAATATTGACTGATAAAACGGCTGATTGTCTGGGCCTGAGTAGAACTAGCATTAGTAAAATTGAGGAATCAAACGGCATTAGAAGTCTTACTATTCCAAATTTACCACCATTACCCGCAATAGAGTGGTGTTCTAAGAGGGCGTTAAATCCTAAAAATGTTCCAGATTTTGTGTTTTATTCTAACATGGCAGGATATAACTTTGTTTCCCTTTCAACTTTGTTAAAGCAAGAACCAATATTAGATATTAACTTTTCACCGAAAAACTTAAAAAAGAATAGTGGTCTTTCCGAAATGAGTCAAGCCAGAGGATTCGAAGTTGTATCACAAGCAGACGCAATATCAAGAATTCAAAACGGTGTTGACACGGGTGTGTTTATTGGATTTGATCCATTAACAAGAAGTGTGGGACAAACTCAAATTGATGGAAATCAAGTTTACAATGCAATGGATCATGCCAATAGAAATCAAATACCCTCTGAAATAGTAAACTCAGATAATACGACAAACAAGACAAATCTAAATGCGAATCAAGTTTTAAGTATTAACAATAAAGAACAAAAAAACAGTAAGTATATTAAAGATAAAGATCCTACATCATTGTCGAAAAATGAAACTTTAGAACTTTTTTTACAGCAAAGAAAAGCAATAATTACCAGATTAATGGAAAAAAGAATTAGGATAGTGATGCCGGGAAATTTTCAACTATCATCAGGATATATTGTAAATATTGTCACGCCAGGTTTTGGTGCATCTTCAAAACAAGAAGATCCAAACTTCGATAGAAGTTTAGGCGGTAAGTATTTGATAGTTGGCACAAGACATATATTAAGTGGTAGCCGTCATGTTACGGTAATTGAAGTTGCCACAGATTCGACTAACGATACCAGAAAACCAACAACGACTCAAAATCAAAAAGATGTTCTTGCTGGTTATGATCGAGATATTAAAGTTAATAATGGTAGCAGTAGTTATTGGGGAAGATAAAAAAAATGGAAACAAGAAAAAACTTTGCGGGAAAAGACGGCTTTATTTGGTGGACTGGAGTTGTAGAAAGCAGACAAGATCCATTAAAGTTAGGTCGTTGCCGTGTTCGTTGTTTGGGTTGGCATTCACCAAACAAAATGGAATTGGCTACCGATTTATTACCTTGGGCTATACCAAATATACCAATAAACACAAATGTCGTGTACACACCCAAAGAAGGTGATATGGTTTTTGGTTTTTTTCTTGATGGTGAAAGTGCCCAACAACCTGTTATGTTAGGAAGTTTTCCGAGCATACCATTAAAAGCAGCAAACGCACAAGAGGGTTTTAATGACCCAAGAACTGGCTCCGAACTTTCTTCTGCACCAGTAAAGCCGACTGAATCCGCAACAAATTATCCACGCAAGTTAGATGAGCCAACGACATCAAGACTTGCACGAAATGATTCTGATTATAAGTCTGAAATTGTGGAAGCAAAAAAATCAAAGAAAGCAAGTAAAGTCGAACCCGATTCATATTACAAAGCACAGTATCCATACAATTATGTGTACGAATCTGAATCTGGTCATGCACTAGAATTTGATGACACTAAAGGTGCAGAACGAGTTCACATTTATCATCGTTCAGGCTCATATACAGAATGGGGTCCAGAAGGCGACAGAGCAGAAAGAGTGCAGAGAAACAAATTTGAAGTTGTCATAGGTAACGAACAAGTTTATATAAAAGGAGATACAACGGTATATGTTGACGGGAATGCTGTTGTTGAGATAAAGAAAAACGCCAACGTAAAAGTTGATGGTAATTATAAACTCGATATTGGTGGAACTTGCCAAATAAATTCTGGCGGCAGAATGGAACTTAACGCACCACGTATCGATTTTAATTAATATGGCTATACTTTATGAAGTGTCACAGACAAACGCTACTGGGTTTGTGACAATACCGGGTGACGACAGAAATGATATTCTTGACCAAGACTTAAAAGATAGATATGTTTTTTCTGCTTATGAGGGTTTTGAATTTTCAGTTGATATCAACTTCAGAGCGTATTATATACAGCCAATGACAACTACTAAAGTTTATGTTGACATTTTACAATTAGATGTTTTGTATGATTTTCCAAGCATCGCATTAACCGCAACAAAAATTGATGTTGATACGATTAGACTGAGTGGCGCAACAAACAATATTTTTCCAAATACTTTTTATAAATTTACAATGCCAGATTTTACGGAAGCAGTTTTGCCACCGAATACAACGGAAGATTTCTATGGGTTGAATTATTATGAATTACCGCAACCAACAGAGATAGAATACACATATCCATTTAGAATAAAAAGTGCGGCTGGTGGAACAGAACCCGAACAAACTAATGATCTTGATTTATTTCAGTATCATTATTGGAATTATGATTCAGCCAGAGCAAAAGTTATAGAAGTAGTGTCAAGGGGGAAAAATTAATGCCAGCAGTAGCAAGAACGGGAGACCGTGTCATGTCAAGAGATGGCTCGGGCAAAAAATGTAAGTCGCCAATGAGAACTTCGGTAGGGCAAGCAAATAACGAAAATGTTTATGCTGGAGGTTCACCAATTGTGGTAGCAGGCAATCAAGTTGCGCCTCATCCAAGAAGTGGATGCGTACCGGATACGTCAACGTTATCTTCTTATTCTGCGACTGTGTTTATAGGTGGAAAAGGTATTGGAAGAATTGGTGATGAGTATGGACCAAATATAATTACACAAGGATGTCCGAACGTTTTTTCTGGCTGAATAAATAAAAGATGGCAACGACAATAATATCTCAAAATCCAAGAATATCGACGGAAAGAACTTATCGTGACTTGGATTTAAATTTTACTAAACACCCTGTAAAGAAAGATGTGTCTAAACACATCAATGAATTTGCTGTAATAAATTCAGTAAAAAACTTAGTATCTACTAACTATTTTGAACGTCCATTCAGACCACAGATCGGTAGTGGTTTAAGAGATTTGTTATTTGAAAATGTAGATCCAATTATTTCCAGTCAATTGGAAAGAGCAATTGAAGAGACAATAATAAACTATGAACCAAGAGTTGAAATAGTAAATATCTTAGTCACAGCGTATCCAGATGAAAATCGTTACAATGTGTCAATGACATTTTTCATAGTTAATAATCCAAATCCAATTACTATTGATTTTTTCTTAGAGAGAATTAGATAAAAATGGCAGACCGTTTACGAGTAACAGAACTTGATTTTGATACGATAAAACAAAATTTAAGAACATTTTTAAATCAACAATCAGAGTTTACTGATTATGATTTTGAAGGTTCTGGTCTTAGTGTTTTGCTTGACATACTGGCATACAACACACACTATCAAGCATATTATCTGAACATGGTTGCCAATGAAGCGTTTATGGATACCGCTTTGTTACGTGATTCGGTTGTTTCTCATGCAAAAACTTTAGGTTATATTCCATATTCACGCAGAGCGCCTCAAGCGATTGTTGACTTTACTGTTAGAACCAACACAACAGATGTTGCAACTGTAACAGTGCCTAGAGGCTTTAGATTTTTATCAAATGAGATTGATGGTGCAAGTTATAACTTTGTGACTCTTACAGAGACAACCGTAACTAAATCTAATACAGATTTTTCATTTAAAAATTTACAAATCTATGAAGGTCAACTTGTATCTTATTCTTATGTGCAAGATGACTCTACAAATCCAAGCCAAGTTTTTACTTTACCAGATCCACAGGTAGATACATCATCTCTTTTTGTGACTGTTCAACCATCAGAATCTAATACGGATACTTTTGTTTACACCTTGGCTTCGGATGCTTCGAATACATCCACGCAGGCTCAGGTATTTTATTTACAAGAAAACAAAGCCGAAAAGTACACAATTTATTTTGGCGATAATGTTATTGGTAAAAAAATACCAGACGGTTCAATCGTCAATATTCAATACTTGACAACAAATGGTGATGTTGCAAACAAAGCAAACAATTTTGTTGCCACTGACTTTTTAACCGATTCTTTAAATCAAATACATACAAATTTTGTAATTACTCCTGTTTCTCAGGCATCTGGTGGCACAGAGAGAGAATCTGTTGACAGTATAAAGTTTTCTGCACCTCTTCAATATACAAATCAAAATCGTTTGGTTACTTTTTCAGACTACTCATCTTACATTCAAAAAAGTTATCCATCAATTGATTCTGTGTCCGTTTGGGGTGGTGAAGATGAGACACCGCCAAAGTTTGGTATTGTTTACATTGCACTAAAACCTAAAACAAACTACTATCTTTCCGATCTCGAAAAACAAAAAATTATCGATGAGATTGTTAAGCCAAAGGCGATTGTTGCAATACAAACTGTAGTTCGTGATCCAGACTTTTTGTATTTGTTGGTTTCTTCTAAAGTTGTTTATGGTGCTAACAAAGTTGCAATTACACCAGAACAATTAAAAACTGCAATACGCAATTCAATTTTGAACTATAAAACAACCAATCTGAATAAATTTAGTTCCCAATTCATCCTATCAAAAGTTCAGGAAACTATTGACAATGTGGACACAAACGCCATTGTTGGTTCAAGTATTTCTGTTCGTGTGCAAAAAAGATTTACACCAAATTTAAATCAGTCTACTCCATACACTATTAATTTTAGTGTGCCACTTCGTAGAGGAACAATTGGTAATAAATTAGTGTCTACAGCATTTACGGTAACAGATTCGCAGGGTGTTGATCGTGAAGTTCAGTTTGACGAAATACCACAATCTTTCTCTGGTATCTCCGCAATCAGTATAACAAATCCTGGCACAGGGTTTACATCTTCACCATTAATTACAATTGACGGCGATGGCACTGGAGCAAATGCTGCGGCTACAATCGTAAATGGTCAAATAAGAAGCATTGAAATTTTAAATCGAGGAATCGATTATACACGTGCAACGATAACGATTTCTGGTGGTGGTGGATATGGTGCCAGCGCCGTTCCTATCATTGATGGTCGTGTTGGCACAATTAGAACAATCTACTATGATTCTTTTGCACAGAGACAGGTTGTTGATGTAAATGCGGGTGAAATTAATTATGACACAGGCACAATTACAATCTCGGACATTTTAATCAAAGATGTTCAATCTGTTGATGGTGACATTCGACTATCAATTGAGTCTGAAAGTGACATCATAAATTCAACTAAAAATACAATTATTACAATTGATGAAGATGATCCGACATCAATTAGTACAACACTAGAAACTGTATAATGTCAGCAGCAGATTTAAAAACATCGTTACTTGTTGGCAGACAACTGCCCGAATTTGTTCGTGACGAGTATCCTAAGTTTATTACTTTTCTTGAAGCATACTATGAGTTTTTAGAAACTCAAGCCAATACTTCAATAACATCAAATAACTTAGTCACGACTGCAAAAACACTCAGAAACATTTCTGATGTTGATGACTCAATAGATCGATTCGAACAGAGTTTCTATAATACTTTTGCTGCTTTAATACCCCTTGAAGTTCAGGCAAATAAAGCATTACTGTTTAAACATCTAGGTAACCTATATCGTTCAAAGGGCGGTGAAGGTTCTTACAAACTTTTATTTCAACTTGTTTTTGGTGAAGATGTAGAAGTTATTTTACCCAAAAATAACATTCTTCGTCCATCGGCAAGTACATGGCAATTAGATAACAAACTAAGAGTTAATCCAGACATCTCAAGTCGTTATGTCGGTAATGGTACAAATAAAAAGTTTTATTTGGCTCAAATAGTTGGTATTGGTGAAGCCGATATTTTTATTGATGGCGTTCTTAAAACTCCTAATGTAGATTACTTTATCAATAAAGAATATCGTGAGTTGAACTTTGTCAATGCTCCAACAAATAACTCAGTTATTACTGTTACATATGACAACTTTGATATTGCTTTACTAAACAATCGAAAAGTTACAGGCATCAAATCCAATGCAAGTGCAATTATTGAACTTGCAAGTAGAAGAATTGTTTCCGATACTTTAAATATTGGTTTGCCAGTAGAACTTCTTATCAATCAAAAATCGTTGAGAGGTTCGTTTCTAAACGGTGAAGTTGTAATTATACCGATTAATGATGAAGTCAATAACATATCAATTGATATTGTTGCTTCAACATTCTCCATCATTAGAAAAATTAATGTAACAAAATCAGGTAATAACTATAGCGTAGGCGATCTTGTTTATATTTTTGGTGGTAATGCTTCATCGAATGCTTTAGGAACAGTTGAACGTGTTGTAAGTGGTAAAGTTGATTCTGTTTTAGTTCGACATGGTGGTTCAGTATTTACAAACTCATCACCGATTTCTGTTAGTGGTAACAGTGCTTTCACAACAATGATCGTTGTTGTTGATGGAATTGATACGAGTGGTGCCAATGCGGCAAATACTTTTACTGTATCGCCAGATGCAGTTTCAAATTTAAGTTTAAATGTTGGTGGAACAGTTTACGTAAACAGTTCAAATTGGGGCGCAGTATTTGGCAAATCAAATCTTAGTGCAGCAAATTCAATTTCAGATGCTTTAAATTACATCACGATTCAAGTAGGTCCAATTACAAATACAAAAGTTCTCACATCAACTGTCACATTAGCGGAGAGAACAAGTACAGTTTTAGATGCCGCTGGTGCAGAATATGGTCCTGCTGCGCCTTTCAGATTTTCAAAAAGTTTAAAATCAGTTAGTCGATACAAAATTAACAACGGTGGCTCAAACTATAGAGTTGGTGATGAGATTATTTTTGGTCCAAATCCGCCAGGAACTTATGGTCAAATGGCGGCAGCAACGGTTAGTAGAGTTGCTGCAAACGGTTACATTTTACGCATAGATTCCGCAAACTCACGTATTCGTGGAACTGCTTCAGTGAATAGCGGCTGTAATGAAATTACAGGAACAGGAACGTTTTTCACTCAAGATTTAAAAGTGGGTGATACTGTAGATATTAACGGCGAATCGAGAATAGTAACTTCAAATTCTTTAGACTCAGTTGTAGTTGTTTCTTCAGTATTTACATATTCCGCTTTAGATAAAAAAGTTGGTGTTTACAATCGTTGGCCATTAGGTGGATATGGTTACGACCAAGATAAGTTGCCTTCTATTACCGTATCTTCCTCAACAGGTTCAAGTGCCAGTGTACAAATTGATTCGTTGGTTGGCGATGGCGAAAGATTAGAAGCAACAGGATTTGGTGCCAACGGTGAAATCGTATCGATTGCAGTTGTAAATCCTGGTTCAGGATATGAATTTAATCCTATTGTAACAGTTTCTGGTGGTGATGGCACCGCAACAGCAAATGCAGAAGTTGAGCGTTCTTATCTTTCAGGTATAGGTCGTTGGCTAACAACTGATTCTATTCTTTCGTCGTTTGAAAGAAAAATACAAGGCGAAAACTATTACGTAGATTATTCATATATTCTTTCTTCGAAAGTTGAATTCAGCAAATATAAAACAATGCTGAAGCAGTTATTGCATCCCGTAGGTTTGATTAACTATTCTTTCTATAACAAACAAACGACTGTTGAACTTACAGACGTTGCGGTACAAGACATTCTTGCAAATACCATATCGGGTACTGTAAACGTTGGTAAAAATAGAATCACAGTTTCTGGTATTGGTACGAAATTTAATATTGCAAATACAAAAGGTATTTTGTCAATAGGATCGGCAATTGCGGTTAATGGAGAATCAAGAACAATTAATGCAGTTGTAAGTAATACTTCACTGATTACAACATCAAACGTTACTCAACTCACGATTGCAAATGCGGGTTCTGGCTATTCAAATGGTTATCTTGTATTCTCTAATGGTGGAGGCCAAATAACTAGTTTGACAATTACCAATGCAGGTTCTGGATATGAAAATGGATTTGTGTCATTCTCTGGCACAGATGAAGCAATTCCTGCGGTCGCTAGTGTTGAAGTTCATGCATCGAACGGTGCGGTTCGTACATTAACATTAGTGTCCGGTGGTTTGTATGCAAATACACCAATTGCATTACCAGATACTAATCCTCATCGAGTTGTTTATGCAAATGGAATTACTATAAATGCACGTGGCGAAGGTTATTCGAATGGTTGGTTAGTGTTCTCTGGTGGTACGCCATTAAGAGATGCAAACGTAAGACTGATTGTTCATCCGAACACAGTTATCAATACTGTTCAAGTGATCGATTCGGGTCTATACCAATCAAATCCAACAGCAACACCTAATACAAATCCTAACGTAGTAATCTCTGCTGTCACTGTTACAAGCACGGGTAATGGACATTCAAATAGTGTTCTTACATTCTCTGGTGGTAATCCAAGTCGTGCTGCGTTGGTACGTGTGGAAACTTTCCCATCAAATTCGGCTCAAGTTGTTTCGATTACAGCAAACGGTCTTTCTTATGGCGTGAATAGTTATATTCAGTTTTCTACCGATGATCCGTTTGCTGTTATTCCAGCGAATGCTAGAATATATGTAAATGATGTTGGTCTTATTCAGAATGTAGTTATGATGGCAAATGGCTTGTATTCTGGTACACCGATAGTTACAGCAAACTCAGGAAATGCCTCATTCACGGTAACAATGAGATCACTCGATGGTCAAATTCGTAAGATTGATATTGTTGATCCTGGACTTTATTTGTCTGCACCAACGGCAGTATTGAATACATCACCAAGATCGATATCTTCAATCACATCAAATACTGTAGCAAATACATTTGTTGGTAGAAGTTTGTCAAACGGACGCTTTGTTTTCAGCGGAGGTATTGCTGTAAGAGATGCAATCGTAACGTACAACGTATTCCCATCAAATGGTGTAATCAACATGAGTTCTATCATAATCGTAGACTCAGGACTATATCGTGTTGCACCATCAAATGTTTCACCAAACGTCACACCAGTTTCGGTATCTGAAGTTTTCCCATTACAATCCGGATTAGGTTATCCAAACGGTTTTATTGTGTTCTCAACAACACAAGGAACAGCAAACATCACGGCAAATGCTATTGTCACAGTTAATGCTGGTGGAGCAATTTCTAATACGTCAATCCGAAATGTTGGTCTATATGCGAATGGTGCTGACATTATTGTTATTGGTGTTCTGAATGGTGCAACAGGAACGCTCTGTACATCGCCAACGATTGCTGCATCATTCAGAATTGGTCACTTTGCGAATACAGAAAATATAGCCAACCTTGCGGTGACAACTTCGGCGAACGCCGGACAAACTGCTACAGTGGCAATTACAGCCAATAGTAATACTTACACGAATGCTGTATTCAGTGTATTCGGTGTGGCTAATTCACAAACAAATACTGTCATTACAGTAGGATTTACAGGTAGAAATACGGCAGCAAATGCTATTGTTGAGGTGTATTCGGGTAATGGTGCTATCAGAAAAGTCACAATAAATAACAATAGTGTGCTTCGAGGCGCTGGTATTTACTATTATACACCAAATGCTGTTCCAAATTCTGCTGGTTCCGGAGCAGCAATTACTATTAACCCGGTTTCCTGGAATCAAACAGCAAATGCACAAACAGCAATTATATACAAACAGTAATAAATATAACCTATGACTTCAGTTACGTCTAAAAAAATATCATATCTTACAGCAGTCCAATTTAAGGAGTCTTTTTACGAGCCTTCTCCTGAAGTTGGTTATGTTTACGTAGGTAATCATTTACCCTATGCAAATGAAAGCAGTCCAAATTCAATTGTAGATTCTGTAAGTGATGAAAAACAAGTGTGGGACAATATGATTGCCGCTAAGAAAATTACGGGCAATGATGTGGAACTTGTCATACCTAAAATTAGATGGACATCAAATACAAAATATAAACAATATGATGATTTAATTGATCTTGAAGATTTATTGACGGGAAACAATTCTCTAAACGTCAAACCAATGTATGTTTTTACATCTGAGAGAAATGTATATAAATGCCTGTCAAATAATATATCAGCAAATTCTACAGTAGAACCAACGGGCGATTATACATCTTCAAACGGTAATATTGCTACTTCTGATGGATACATCTGGAAGTATATGTATAATGTTAAACCGTCTAACAAGTTTCTCTCTGAAGATTGGATCCCAGTTCCAACAAGTACAAATCAATTAGACTATAGTGTAAATAACATTAATGTTGTTGACGGAGAATTGACCACAATCGTTGTTACTGATTCTGGCGCTGGTTATTATGAATCAAATATTAACGTTACTGCTTTCTCATCGTCAGCAAATGTGCTTACAATTTCAAGTCCAACAGTTCAGATACTAAGTAATATCTCAGCCAACATGGCAGTTTCTGGAAATGGAATTGCTGTTGGAACATACATCTTACGAAAAGACGTTGCAAATTCAAATGTCTTTATCTCAACACCAACAATCGGTGCTGGCGGAAACGCAAATCAAGTTGCTCTAACAACCAGAGTTTATATTGATGGTGATGGTATAGGCGCACGTGGAGCGGCCGCAATTAATGCTGCTGGATATCTAACAAAAGTTACAGTCACAACAATTGGTACAGGTTATAGTCGAGCAAATGCGTTTGTTTATGGAACTGGTAGTGAGCCTTTGGCAGGACGTTCGAACTCAGCGGTTCGTGTAATCCGTGACATGAAATATGGTCATTCAAAAAATCCTGCTAGGGAACTTGGTGCAAATAGTGTCATGGTGGTTTCAAGAATCGGTGAAATCGATTCTACCGAAAATGGTAAGATACCAGCAAATACAACGTTTAGGCAATATGGTATCTTTGTAAACCCTCATAAATATGGTAGTGCTAATGTCGTATCCGCTTCCAATGCTAATGCTTTCATTTCACAAGCAACTGTTTTGACTCTAGTTGCGGGTTCTTTGTATAGTATTGACGAATTTGCTTATCAGGGTTTACCAAACGATACAACAGCGGCAAACACAATTGCATATGGCGCAGTGTTAGATCAAACATCAACTCAAGTAAGACTTACTAACGTGATAGGTGAATTCCAAACGGGTGTTCCTTTACGTGGCGCAAGTTCTGGTGTTGCAGATCGTTTGGTTATTGGGATTCAAAATCCAGAATTTGATCCCTATTCGGGCGATGTTCTTTACACCGAAAATGCAATCAAGTCCACAAGAGCAGAGGGACAGGCTGAAAATATCAAACTTATTGTTAGATTTTAAAGGTTAATAAATGGCACTAACTACAAATTTTAATGTTGATCCGTATTATGATGATTTTAACGAAGATAAAAACTACTATAGAGTTTTATATAAGCCCGGCTTTGCTGTTCAGTCCCGTGAACTAATTCAGTCTCAAACTATTTTACAAGACCAAATTAAAAAATTTGGCGATCACGTATTTAAAACAGGTTCACTTGTTTCCGGTGGACAAATCTTTATTCAAAATACTTCTTATCTTAATGTATCTACATCATATTCTGGCGTTGATATTAATTATAATACTTTTGATAAACAGTATATTACCAATACAACAGGAACAAAAAAAGCATATGTGTTAAAATCATATAATGCTGATACTACATCTGGTGAGCCTGTTACACTTATTATTAGTCAATTATACGGTTCGGATTTTGGAGTCAACGAAGAAATTGTTACCGCCAACGCTGAGTTTGGTGCGACACAATATTATGCAAATGTCGCTTCTACAAATCCAACAGGTAATTCACAATCGTTTTCTATTAATGATGGTGTGTTTTATTATGAAGGTGTTTTCGTTCGCAATTCGGCACAGTCGGTTGCCCTGTCAAAATACAATAGGAATTCAAATGTAATTGTAGGCTTTCAAGTTACAGAAGAAATTGTCGATTATACCGAAGATACATCGTTACTTGATCCAGCACAATCTGCATCAAATTTTCAAGCGCCTGGTGCAGATAGATTAAAAATAGATTTAACTCTCACAACTCGTAGCGTAGATAGTACAGACCTAACTCAGTTTATCGAGTTGAGTCAGTTCAAAGAGGGTATTGCTCAGAGGGTAATTGAAGTTCCTATTTACGGACCACTAGGTGATACTCTAGCAAGACGTACTTTTGATGAGTCTGGTGATTATATAACAAAGCCGTTTAGTCTTGCTTTAGCAGATTCTTCAAATACAGCATTTACTAATGTTGTACTTGGCCCAGGTAAAGCATACGTTCGTGGTTATGAAAACGAAAAAACTTCATCAACGACTATTACCGTACCTAAACCAAGAACTACACAAACAGTTACTGGTCGTCGTATAACAGCAAATCCTGGATACTATGTTTTTGCTAACAGTTTTTTTGGCACTTTCCCAACAAATCAATTTGCTAACGTAGAATTGTATTCGGTTGATGCCGGTACACTTGTAAACATTCAAGCAAACACGGCGAACTTAGATAACGTAAGAGTCGGCTCTGCTAAAATTAAAATGATTTCTTTTGAGGAATCTGCGAATGCTCAAGATGGTAATACTTACATCTACAAAACATTTTTATCCGATATTAATGTTCGTACACTGTTTAATACAACAACAAGTAATGGATACAATATTGTATTAGGTAATACAACAACGTTTACTTTGCCATCAGGATTTTCTGCTAACAATGATGCGTATCTTGGTGCTAAATTTAGAATTGTTGCTGGTCCTGGCGCAGGCCAATTTCCACGCACAATTAAATTTTATGAGGGCGCAACAAGAAATGTAACTGTAGACAATCCATATAGCACAGCAATTGGCACATCGTCACAGTTCGTTATCGACTTTGATTTTGGACAAGTGGAATCTCTAGCAATGATGACTGGTGCTGGTACAACACGATCAGTTTCGGCTAACATTCATCCATATTCAAGGACCGTTTCTTACAATCCAATCGAGCATCTCATGACTTCCATTACCGATTCTGGTAATGAACCTCTTTTGATAAGAGTAGGTGAAGAAAATGTTGCAGATAATACAATCTCTTCTTTCAGTTATACGTATCGTCGTTTATATCAGACTGTATCGTTTGCTGCGGGTGTATCTTCACCGCTTTCTTTAGGAACGGGTGAATCTTTGTTGACTGCAACAGCAACAGCAGATAAACAACAATATTATACTTTAATTGTCACAAGTAAAGGAACAAGTAATTATGATGTGGGTTCGATTGTGCCTGCACACGTGATGTCTGTTGACCCAGTTGCTCGTACCATTTCCGTTACGGATGGTGGTAACATGGTTGCAAATATTTACGGCACCATTCTTACTACTAATCCTACATCAAAAACAAAAACATTTGTTCGTGCAAATACAAGACTTGCAGCAAATGGCACTGGTGTAACAACATCAAATAATGTTTTTGGTAATGGTGCAGTTTTTGTTTCATCGCCAGATGGTCAAACAATTATTAATGCAAACACGATTCTTGTAAGAACACCTGATATTCCTCAGTCATTGTTTGCAGCAGATATACACTCAATTAATGCAATTTTTGATTTTAATGGCGTACAGATTAACACAACAAGTTATAATGCTGGATCGTATTCAAACATAACTTCTTTCTATACACTAACAACAGGCCAAAAAGATTCTTATTATGATTGGGGATCAATTACTCTGAAGCCTGGTTATCCAGCACCAAAAGGACCGTTGCTTGTACGTTATAATCGTTTCATTTCTTCAGGCACTGGTTACTTTAATGTTGATTCATATACACGCCAAGGTCCTGGTGTTTTTGATTACGGTAGCATACCTGGATATACTACAGCAGGTGGTGTTTCTCTTGATTTGTCCGACAATTTTGATTTCCGACCAGTTCGTTTGGATGCAACAAACACAGTTACAGCAAACAATTATGTGTTTGATGTTGAAGAGCGTGGTGCTGGTCCTAAACTTCCAGAACCTGGAACAGATTTAAATTACAATTATGGTTTTTATTTACCTCGTATTGACCGAGTTATTTTAAATACAAACGGAAACTTTGATGTATTAATTGGTGTTCCATCAACTGTGCCAAAGGCTCCTGAACAGCCAGCGGAAGCAATGACTCTGTATATTTTAACATATCCAGCATATCTTGCTTTTTCCGAGATGACGAGAATTCAAAGTTTCGATAACAAACGTTATACAATGAAAGACATCGGTGCGTTAGAAAAACGTATCCAAAATCTTGAATATTACACTTCTCTATCTCTGATGGAACAAGGCGCTTTGAATAAGCAAGATTTGTCAATAATTGATAGCACAGGTTTACCTAGATTTAAAAACGGAATTCTAGTTGATCCGTTTTCAGATAAAACTGTTGCTGATTTTACTGCTACAGATTTTTCAGCATCAATTGATACACTGGATAATTTAGCAAGAAACACATTTAACATTTATTCTGTAGGTGTGTTCTCCAATGCTAGCCCCTCAGATTCTGGCATTGAATTTAATGGTCCTCTTCTTACACTAAAAAGTTCTGAAGAGAGTTTCTTAACACAAAATTTAGCGTCTAAGTCTGTAAATATTAATCCATTTAGTGTCATTACTTATCTTGGAAGAATTGTTCTTGACCCTCCTTCTGATGTTTGGAAATCAGATAACAGAATCGAAGCACAGAATGTCGATTTGACTGGCGGTCAAGAAGCACGTGATGCATGGGATAAAATCAATGCAGTTGCCGCCACTACAACTTGGAATTCTTGGGAAACAACTTTTACAGGAGTTAGCACATCAAGTAGAAGAAGAACAAATAGTGATGGCTCAACGACAAGAAGAAGAAGAACGACAAGAACAGAAGAGCAAGTAAGAACAGGTATACTTGAACAAATTATTCCAGAAGAATTGTCTACATCTTTGGGTGATAAAATTGTTGATGTCAGTATTGTTCAGTTTATGAGAGAACTGTATGTTATATTTACAGGAACTGGCTTCAAACCCTTAACGCCTCTGTTCTCATTTTTCGATAACGAAACAATTGATCAGTATATTTTCCGTGCAAATTTACTTAAATTTGCCAATAATAATTTAACATACCATACGGCACCAAGTGATCAAGAAGTAATTGAGTTTCGTGACAACTTAACTAATCAAGTTATGGGTGAAGCAACTGTTGTTTTAACTTCAAACAACGATGCATTTGTTGTTAGTTTTGTTCCTTCAGATACTTATGGTTCTTGGTCTAGTGCTACAGGAGGTGTTTATGCTGTTGGTGGCACACCAGAAACAAACAATTTACTGTCCGAGTGGCAACACTTTAGTGGCACAGCAAGATCCGCTACAGTTTCGACTATTGAATTAGGCTATCATGCGGGTGGAGCGTCAAACACAACCGATTATGTTGGACAAACAATTAGAATCATTGATGGAACTGGTGCTGGACAATCAGCAGTAATTAACGCTTATAACACAATTACAAGAACTGCAAATGTTTCTACAAATTGGACAACAGTCCCCGATACAACTTCTGGTTATAGTATTGGAAGATTAGAATCAACGGCTGAGGGTGCAACTGCTGGAGTATTTTTAATTCCTCAAGATGTGTTCCGAGCCGGACAAAAACAGTTGCGTATAAATGACGATCCAAGTGGTTCAGTTGAAAAATCAACAACTAACGGTGATGTTTCTTTCTTTGCACAAGGCTTAATTCAAACTGTACAAGAAACGATTGTTTCGACTCTTGTTCCTAGAGTTGAATCCAGAGACTTGGTTGAAGAAAGAACGGTGAGAACTACTAGAAGTTCCAGTAGTACCACACCGCCACCGCAACCACCACGTGATCCTCTTGCACAAACATTCTTTGTAGGCGCTCAATATCCACAAGGTATTATGGTGTCAAGCATTCGAGTTTGTGTTAGAACAAAGGATGCACAAGCGCCAGTTACATGTCAGATACGTACAGTTGAAAATGGTTATCCTACTAACATAGTTTATCCATTTGCTGATGTGACTTTAACTCCAGATAAAGTTAAAACAACACAAGTGCCTAGCATAACCGATCCGACAAAATACACGGAATTTAGATTCCCAGTACCAGTTTTCTTGTTGCCGGGTGAACATTCTGTCGTCTTGTTATCGAACTCTATTGGTTATGAAGCATATTGTGCTGAAATTGGTCAGACAAACATTGCATCTTCTACAAAAATTTCCGAGCAACCTTATGTTGGTTCATTGTTCTTGTCACAAAACGGTTCAACTTGGACAGCGGATCAAACGTCTGACATGATGTTTGCGATAAACAAAAACGCATACTCTACGACAACACCAGGTTATGCTCATTTTGAAGTAAACATGTCTCGTCAATCTGCAAATGTATTATTTGATTTGATGCACGTAATGTCTACTGATATTGTTCTAGCAAATACAAGTTTGAAATATGAATTTATTGCTGAAAACACAGTAGGAGCAAGTCATCCATATATTGAATTCGATCCAAATTCTAACTATGAAATGAATGATGGTCGTGGTCGTCGTTCCTTAAACAAGGCAACAGGTAACACTACATTCTCGTTGCGTACAACCATGGCAACAGTAAATCGTGATATTTCGCCAATGATTGATCGAACTCGATTAAATCTTCTTGCTGTTCAAAATCTTATTAATAATCTTCAACTGAGACAAGGAGATTTTGTAGTAACAAATCCGGGTACTGGTTACACAACCGCAAGTATTGCTATTTCTGGTGGAAACGGAGTTGATGCTGTCGCTACTGCAAATATTTCGGGTGGACAAATTGTTGGTATTAATTTGACCGCCGCCGGTTCTGGTTATTCTACATCACCAACAGTATCAATTACTGGAGACGGTTCTGGTGCTACGGTAATTTATAATGGTGAAGATAGAAAATCTGGCGGTAATGCGTTAGTTCGTTATTTAACACGTAGTGTTCAATTGGCACCGGGCTTTGATTCTGGCGATTTACGTGTATATCTGTTGGGTTATTTACCACCAAGAGGTAGAATCTACGTATACGCAAAATATCTTGCATCCGGTGATCCACAAATATTTAATGAGAAAAATTGGTCTTTGTTGACACAAATTAACGGAGGCACTTTTGTATCTACGAACCAAGATGATTATCGTGAAATGACATTTGCTCCTGGTACAAATGGCAATGCTGTTAATAACATTAATTACATTTCAGGAAATGTAACGTACACATCATTTGGAACTTTTGCAATTAAAATTGTAATGACATCACCTGATCCAACTGATGTTCCTAAAGTAAAAGAACTAAGAGTTGTTGCTTTACCTGATTCACTATAATGTTAGTCAGAATTAAAGATAATCCAACATTGGTTCGTGATATCACGAATCGAGCGTTGTTAAATACAGATGTTGAGGGCCTTGAGAAATACAAGGCTCAACGTCTGCTGGCTAAAAAAAGAATAGAAGAACAAGAAGAAATGAAAAATAAAGTACAAAAACTAGAGCAGGATATGACAGATATAAAAAATCTTCTGCAACAACTTGTAACGAGAACATAAGATGGCAATAAATCAAATATCAACAGCCAATACGTTTGCGGAATGGTTAACAACCACATCTACTTTAGTTGCGGTTGCAAATAATCTAACCGACAACACGGGTGGCGGTTTTGTAATGAACTCTTCAATTTTCATTGAAGGTTCTGCTGCTTCTTTGAATGTTCGCACACTAGCCAACATTAATACTCTAACGGTTAATACGGCGAACATTGCTAACGTTCTTGTGTCAAGCAGTAATGTTTCAATACCTTTAGATTTAATCGTTGGTCGCAGCGCAAACTTAATTGGTAACGTTGCTTCTATTAATGTTACTAACAGACTGTTTGTTGGTGGCGATTCTTTCATCTACGGTAATTTGACAATCTCAGGTAATGTTACACTTGATGCTGTTGGCTTTGACGATTTGGATGTCAAAGGTTCAGCAAATATTGCCAATAGTTTGAATGTAACTGGAACATCTTTCTTCTCAAACATTTCTACAGCAAATGTTTCAAGTAACTTATATGTTGGTGGCGACACATTCTTACACGGCAATTTAACTGTTTCGGGTAATGTCACTTTAGATTCTATTGGTTTCGATGATCTGAGTGTTGCTGGCTCAGTTAATACCACCAACTTAAATGCAAGCACGGCTAATATCACTTCACTAGTCGGTGCAGCAAACACGGGAATTTATAACACTATCAACGCAGCAAACACGGCAATTTATAATACAATCGCAACGATAACAGAAGAATCAATTGCTTTTGCTATTGCTCTAGGTTGAATAAATACTGAAAAACAGAGGATTTAATGGCTAACAATTTTAGAAACTACACACTCAAATCGGCAGGTACTGCTACGGAAAATGTATATGCTGCCGGTGCGGGTGTTCAAACAACCGTCATTGGTATGACGATTGCCAATCTTATAACAACACCAATTGGTGTAAGTGTTACACTAAATGGTGGTACCATTCAGGGTAATGTTTTTATCATTAAAGATGCTACAGTTGCTCCTGGTGGCGCTTTGGTACCTATTGGTGGAGATCAAAAACTAGTTCTTGAAGCAGGTGATTACTTACGAGTAAATACTTCTGTAGCATCATCGGCGGATGTTATTGTTTCGGTTCTGGAGATTACCTAATGGCATATATTGGCAATAATCCGGAAGTCAATTCTTTTACAATAGGAGTTGAAAAATTCAACGGAACTGGCGCTTGTACACAGTTCACATTAACACGTGATATTGATGATGCAAATGCTGTTGAAATTATTGTCAATGGTGTTATACAAACTCCGGTTGATTCTTATAGCGTAACAAATGGCATAATTACTTTTACTGAACCACCTTCTTCTGGTTCAAATAATGTCATCGCAACGTATCGTGCGCCTGTTGTTATAACTTTTAATCAAGTTTCTTCAAGTCAACTTTTAGCGGGTGCAGTAACAGAAACAGCGTTGGCCACAGATTCAGTCACTACAACTAAGATTGCAAACAGTTCAATCACTACAATTAAAGTTGCAGACGATTCAATCATCACATCCAAAATTGCAAACAGTTCAATTACTACAATTAAGATTGCAAACAATTCAATCACAGGTGAAAAGATCAGCACACCAGCAGATATTTTTGATGACGCATTTTTATTTGGTGGAATGTAAAAAGGAAAACTAACGAATGGCAAGAACATATAAAATTTTAGGTCAATCAAATCCATCAGCAAATGTGTTGACCACACTGTATACAGTACCGTCAGGTAACTCAGCAATTATTTCATCAATTACAGTTGCAAATCTTGATGAAGATCCTACGGATGGTGGTGCATTTAGAATTTCAGTCAACACATCAAGTGCTGCTGTTTCAAATGCAAGTTACATTGCTTATGGTGTTAATGTACCTGGTCGTGATACTATAACATTAACGTTAGGTATTACATTAAATGCTGGTTCAATTGTTTCAGTTAATGCTAATAGTTCATTACTTGCGTTCTCTGCTTTTGGTACTGAAATTTATTAATGACATTTAAATGAGTCAGCGTAGACTTAATATTAAACCATCTTCCTCGAGGAGATTAACGTCACATTCTATTAAAGTCTTTTTGTCTTTAAGTAGAATGTCTGTGCCTCTATTAGGCAGACTTCCAGTTAATTATACTGTATTAAGAATTTTTACTGAAACTACAACATGGGTAGCACCATCAAGTGTGTCACAAGTGGACTATCTTATTGTGGCAGGTGGTGGCGGTGGTGGCGATGGTGCAGATGCAACTCAAGGATCCGGTGGCGGAGGTGCTGGTGGTTATCGCACATCAACAGGATTTAGTGTTGTTCCCGGTACTTCTTATACTTTTGTTGTTGGTGCTGGAGGTGCTATAAATGCAAACGGATCAAATTCTGGAATTTATAGCGCATCACCATTTCCCGCTGTTTGGTCGGCTGGTGGGGGGTATGGCTCCGATATTAGAACAACTGCGGCCGCTAGTGGTGGATCGGGCGGTGGCGGTTCAGCGGGTTCGGCGGGTGACAGTCTAGTTGGACTAGGAAATATACCAAATGTTTCACCCACACAAGGATTTGGTGGCGGAACTGCTAACCCTAGTCCTGCTAATGCTGGCGGTGGTGGCGGTGGTGGTGCAACAGCAAATGGACAAAATGGATCCGGGAGTGCGGGCGGCGATGGCGGCGCTGGTGCTTTTTCAACCATATCTGGTGCTAATGTAGCATACGCCGGTGGTGGTGGTGGAGGTCATGCTTCCAACCAAGGTGGTCTTGGTGGTGTCGGTGGTGGAGGTCAAGGTGCGCCTATTGGACCAAGCGGTGTTGCAACTTCGGGAAATACTAACACCGGTGGTGGAGGTGGTGGTGATGGAAATGCTAGAGCCGGTGCTGCTGGTGGTTCTGGTGTCATCATCGTTCGTTACACTGAAACACTTCCTGGTGGTAATGGCATTTATGTTTTTGCGAACACAGGTCAACTGAGAATACCACAAGGTGCAACAACAATTGATTACTTTTTAGTTGGTGGTGGTGGCGGTGGTGGCGACTCAATCAGTAACAGTAGATCGGGTGGCGGTGGTGGCGCCGGTGGTGTTCGAATAGGAGTTGGCTTCCCAGTCGGACCAGGACAATTATATACAGTGTCAATCGGCGCTGGCGGCGGCGCACCAACTCCTTCGATGCCTGGTGGTAATGGTACAAACACAGTGCTTTCTGGTGGTAATACAGCGAACAATCCAGTTATCACTGCTTCTGGCGGTGGTGGTGGAGGTGAATCTAATGGACCAGGACTTAGTGGTGGTTCTGGTGGTGGGGGAGGTGCTGTAGCAGGCGGTTCTCCTACACAGGCTTATTCGGGGGGTCAAGGAAATATACCAAACGTTTCACCCGCACAGGGAACGGACGGCGGCGCAGGTTTTAGTTCACCGGCAAATGGTAATGGCGGTGGCGGTGGCGGTGCATCATCAAACGGACTAAATGCCACAGCCACAACTGGCGGGAATGGCGGTGGTGGAATATATTCAACCATAACTGGCTCAAACGTAGCATACGGCGGAGGTGGAGGTGGTGGTTGTTGCTTTACTCCTGTCGTAACTGGTTTTGGTGGTGTTGGTGGCGGAGGTAACGGTGGTTCAGGAACACCGGCTACCATTGATGCAACTCCGGGGACAGTCAACTCTGGCGGTGGTGGCGGCGGTGCTGGAGCATCATCACCTCTTGCCGCAGCAGGCGGTTCTGGTTTTGCTGTTATTAAAATATCTGCGGGTCAAAATAAAATTGCTGTATTTACAGATACCGCAACATGGAATGTACCCAATAATGTAACGTCGGTCGAGTATCTTGTTGTCGCTGGCGGTGGTGGTGGTGGTGGAGATGTTGGTGGAGGTGGAGGTGCGGGTGGCTATAGATCGGGCACAGGATTTTTAGTAACACCAGGACAATCATACACAATTACAGTTGGTAGTGGAGGTGCAGGATCACCTGGTACAACAAGTCCTGGTACTACAAGAGCATCAAATGGAACAGATTCAATCTTTAGCACAGTCACATCTGCTGGCGGTGGTGGTGGTGGCGCAGCAACTTTTTCTGGCATAGGTTCATCTGGAGGATCAGGTGGTGGTGGTAATGGTCCAGCAACTCCCACTGGTGCAGTTGGTGGACAAGGAAATTGGTGGTCAAGTAATAATAATTTTTCTGGTATTTCTCCAGCACAAGGTAATGGTGGTGGTAATGGTTTTAGAAGTGGACCTTCAATTCAAGCAGGAGGAGGTGGTGGTGGTGCTGGAGCAAATGGAGTGAATGCATCACCAACAACAGGAGGTAATGGCGGTATAGGAATCTATTCAACTATTTCTGGTGCTAATGTAGGATATGCTGGTGGCGGCGGTGGTGCAGGTTTTCCGCTGACGTTTGGTTATGGTGCAACTGAGTATGGTGGTGCAAATGCTGGCGTTTCAACAGTCAATACTGTAGGTGATAATGCACCAATTAATCGAGGTGGTGGCGGTGGTGCTGGATCATCACAACCAGGTTCGGGTGGTGGTGGTGGCGCCGGCGGTTCTGGTATCGTTATTATTAAATGGAATTAAAACACAGCATAAATATTTTTATTTAAAGGTGATTGAATGAGAAACGAAGATATTAACTATGCACAGTATCTGGTAGGTAATAATAATAAACTTGTTTGTGGTATTGACACTGCAATTAAAACATTAAGACCATCTGCTCGGTATGATATGTCTGCTTCTGGTGGACACTTTGAGTTTACACGTTGGGAAGATGAAGCAGGAACAAAGCCACCAACAAAAGAAGAAATTTATAAAGAGTTAGAATATCAGAATAGATTTATTGAATATTGGCAGCACTTCATTGATCGTGCTGCAAACTATCCTGATATTACTACTCTTGTCAATCTGTTGTGGGATGCAATAGATGATGGTTCAATACCAGGCAAAGGAACAAAGTTTTATGAAGCAATCAAAGAAATCAATGATAAGTTTCCTAAGCCAGATGGTGAACCACCAGTAAGACCGACATACGAATAATAGGAAAATAAATGTCATATATTGGTAATCAAGTAACCTCTGTACCATTTACTGTTGATGCATTCAGCGGAAATGGCGCAGACACTCAGTTTGGACCATTGGTTCGGGCTCCTGCTACAGTAGCATCTGTAGCAGTATTTGTGAATGGTTCTTATAGAGTGCCGGGTGTTGATTACACATTAAATGAGGATAATGTGTTGTTCACAACAGCACCAGGATCAGGAACAAACAATATTGTAGTTCATCATTTAGGTAATGGTGTAATGGCAACTCAAGTTCCTGCTGTTAGTTCCGTGACACCATCAAGTTTTGCTCCATCAGCAAACGTAAAAATTTTTAGTTCGAGTATTGCAGGCTCGTTAATTTTCGGAGGTTAATAAATGGCTGCGCCAAACATTGTTAGCGTATCAAATATTTTAGGTAAAAGTAATGTCGCCAACGTTACGACAGTTTCATCGTCAGTCATTGTTAATGCTGTTAATTCGGGCAAAGTGTTCAAAATTAACACATTGATTGTTTCGAATGTTGACGGCACAAACTCTGGCAATGTTTCAGTAGAACTGTTTAAATTTGGCGCACAAAACACAAGCACAGGTAGTGGTAACTCAACATATGCTATTGCAAACGTTGTGACTGTACCTGCCAAATCATCACTAGACATTCTTGCAAAATCACTTTACTTAGAAGAAGGTGATCAAATCAAAGTAAAGGGTGATGCAAATAATCGTCTACACTTCATTTCATCTTTTGAAGAGATTAGTTAATGCCAACTGGTTTCAATGGTGGTATACTTGGAACACGAACTCTAACATCTAGAGGTATTGGAGGTTCTGCCACTGGAGTTTGGAGTCTCAGTGAAGCCCATATAAAAAGAGTTGCTGATTTATGGCCATCTGATGGCACTTCTTCTATTGGTGTTCAGATTTTCAATGAAAGCACTTCTTGGGTAGTTCCCGAAAGTGTAACGTCAGTTGAATATCTCGTCATTGCGGGTGGAGGTGGTGGAGGTGCTGATGTTGGTGCTGGTGGTGGTGCTGGTGGTTTTAGAACAGGTTTATTTCCAGTAACAACAGGACAAAGTTATACAATTACAGTCGGTGCTGGTGGTAATGCTGATGGTACCAGAGGCGGTGGAGGCAAAGGTTCTAATTCAGGCATTCATAACGCATCATCAAGTTTATGGTCAACTGGTGGAGGTGGTGGTTGTGCTAGAAGTACACCCGCACCAGGAAGTTCAGTAGCAGACGGTGGTTCTGGTGGTGGTTCTTTTGACGGCACACGTTTAGCGGGTTCGGGAACACCCGGTCAAGGAAATAATGGTGGACCTTCATCACCAGGTCAAGGCGGTGGCGGCGGTGCAGGAGCGGCCGGTGGTTCTCCTGCTGGTGGTATAGGATTATTCTCTACGTTATCTGGCGCAAATGTAGCATACGCTGGTGGTGGAGGAGGTGGTGGCGGTGGTGCAGGATCTGCGGGTTCTAATCCAACAACAACTTCAGGTACACCTTTTGGTGGCGGTGATGGAGGTAATTCTGGACCATTCCCAGCGCCGGGTGGCAATAATGGTTCAACAAACAGAGGTGGCGGCGGTGGTGGTCAAGGTTCATCAGGAAATTATTACGGTGGCGCTGGTGGATCCGGTATCGTCGTTTTGAAATGGACTTTTGTTAACCCAGCAAATCAGATATTTACTTTTGCAAACACAAATCAATTTAGAGTTCCAGATGGTATTACAACAATTGACTATCTATTAGTTGCTGGTGGTGGTGCCGGTGGTCATGGTGAAGGTATTGGAGGTGGTGGTGGTGCCGGTGGTGTTCTGCAAGGCACTGGTTATCCCGTAGGTCCAAATCAATTATATACAGTATCGATTGGTGCTGGTGGCGCTGTTCAAGCCTCTAACAGAGGAAGCAATGGAGTAAATACAATTCTATCAGCAGGTAATACTGCAAACGCTATTCTTCTGACAGCAATTGGAGGTGGAGGTGGTGGATATGGTGTTCCACCCTCACACGCTCAAGCAGGTGGATCAGGCGGTGGTGGTTATGGAGATGGTTCTGGAGCCGGAGGATTAGGCACAACATCTCAAGGAAATAATGGTGGTACGGGTGGAGGTACTGGAATAAATGCAAGTGGCGGTGGTGGCGGTGGTGCGGGTGCTATTGGACAAAATGGAACAGGCAGTCCTGGTGGCGGTGGCAACGGTGGTATAGGAATATTTTCAACAATCACCGGTTCGAACACCGCTTATGGTGGCGGCGGTGGCGGTGGTTCTGCAAATGCTAGAGGAGTTGGAGCCGGGGGCACTGGTGGTGGTGGTGCAGGTTCAAACTCTGGCTCCGTGTCTGCAACTACAGGAAACACAAACATGGGCGGTGGCGGCGGTGGCGGTGGGGCTTCTAATCCGGCAGTTTTTGGATCTGCTGGCGCCGGAGGTTCAGGATTTGCTGTCATCAAAATATCTGCAGGCCAAAACAAAATTGCAGTATTCTCTAACACAGTCACATGGAACGTTCCTACTGGTGTTTCATCAGTTGAATATCTTGTTGTTGCTGGTGGTGGCGGTGGCGGCGGCGGTGGCGGTGGCATTAATTTTTGGGCAGGTGGCGGCGGCGGTGCTGGCGGTTATCGAGTAAGTCCTTCATTATCAGTGACACCGGGCGCCACAATTAGTGTTATTGTTGGTGCGGGTGGTGCGGGTAGCACAGGCACAGGTTCAAACGGTTCAAATTCGGGCATGTATAGTTCATCACCATTTTCGGCAATATGGTCAACTGGCGGAGGTGGTGGCGGTAGTATAAATGGTCCTTCAAGTCCTGGCGGCGCTGGTGGTTCAGGTGGTGGCGGGTCAGGTGGCACAGGTGGGGTGGCTCCTTATACTCTAGGTGGCGGCACAGGCAATCTTGGTGGATATACACCATCTGAAGGGAATAACGGATCAACTGGTGGCGGACAATATGGTGGTGGCGGAGGCGGTGGTGCTGGTTCGGCAGGCGGTTCTCCATCAAGAGAAGTAGGTGGTTTAGGTTTATTTAATACAATATCAGGCTCAAATACGTATTACGCATTTGGTGGAAATAGTTCATTTAACAGTCCGACGGCCGCACCCGATGGAGTAGCGGGTTTAGGTGGAGGTGGAATAGGTAATTATAATCCTGGTGTTGCTGGAAGTAGTGGCGGCAGTGGAACAGTCATTCTCAAGTGGACATAACAAATGACATTAAGAAGATTTAACGGCGGTTTAATAGGAAGATTAAATCAAACTTCTACAACAGAAGCCATTGGACTTTGGCAAACGAATGAAGCAAGTTTGAGCAGTCTTGCTAACACATGGCCAACATATCGTTCACTTAGTGTTTTTTCTCAAATCTTTAATGAAAGTACGTCTTGGTATGTTCCTGCTGGTGTAACGTCAGTTGAATATCTTGTC